GGAGAGCCCCACCCCCTCAGCCTCACGGGGCGACAGTGGCAGCGCACTCCACCAGGGCGGTGGTGTCGGTCACCACGGCCTTGGCCCTCATCTCCGCCAGGATGGTGAAGAGGTTGGAGGTGAAGTTGCTGGCGTGGGAGTCGGTGGCGTACACCGCGACTCCCGCCCGGTAGAAGAGGCTGACGCCCTGCTGGAAGTCGCCCACCGTGGCCGTGCCAGCCGTCTGGAGGCTGCTGCTGATCACCGTCAGGCCCCAGAAGGACTGGCGCACGACGGGCCCCACCTGGGTGGCTGCCATGGCCGCGATGTCCAGCGCCGCCCAGTCAGCCGGGTTGAGGATGACCGCGTTCGGGCTCCAGCCGTTGGCCTCCACCGTGCCGATGCCCACCCGGATGGCCGCGAGGAGGTCGTCCCCGGCTGCCGTGGGCAGGGTCGCCGCGACCAGGGCCGCGTTGACGTTGGAGTTGACCTTGCGGAGCACGCCCCGCGACAGCCGCCCGTCGATGATGGAGCGGAGCCGGGACTCGTCCTCCAGGGCCTGGCGCGAGGCCTCGGTCCAGTGGGCGATGGTGTCCAGGGACCCGGGGACCAGCGTGGTGCTGATCGTGGTCTCAGGCTTGGCCGTGCCCTCGGGGACCACCGCCGCCAGGTCGTCGTCCGCGTAGAGGACGTACTCGAAGGCGTTGGTGCTGATCTGCTCCCGGTTGATCACCGCCAGGAGCGGGTTCTGGTCCGGGGCCTCCGCCACCGTGACCTGAGCCGGTGCCTGGTGGAGGCTTGAGGTCAGGAAGGGGTCACCAGCCGCCCGTCCCTCACCGTAGTGGAACCGGCTGGAGGAGCCGTGGAACTGGTAGCCCCGGAACTCCGCCGAGCGGGCGAAGGCCTCGCCCATGCTGAGGTGCTCGGGCTCCTCGGCCTTGCGCTCCTCGGGCTTGGGGGCGGTGCCGATGCGGGCCACCAGGTCCGCGTAGCGACGGCTCGACTCCTGGGCCTGCCCGAAGGTGGCCAGGCGGTCGTCGATGCTGGCGCACCGCTCCTGGATGCGCTTGACCTCAGCGGTCTCCGCCTCGGTCAGGTCCGAGCCGCGCTCGGAGGCCTTGAGGGCGTAGGTCTCGATGGTGGCCGCGAGGGTCTCGCGCTCCTCCATGAGGCTCTTGAGGTAGTCCATGGTGGGTCCTTTCGGGACGTCAGTGGTCGGGGGTTGCTCGGCTCCCGGTGCTCTGGCGTCCCGTGCTCGACCCGGAGGTGAGCGGCGGTGGAGCGGCCTGCCTTGAGTCAGAGTAGCCCAGGAGGCGTCCAGAGGGGAGCGTCCGGGTTCACCTTGGGCATGGGGGGCAGCGCCATCCAGGAGGTGTCAGGCTTCTGATCCCGGAGGCTGAGGACCTTGGCCCCGGAGTAGGCACCCATGGGGACCAGGCTCACCTCCATGAGTGCCGCCTCCCTGATCTCTCGGGCTCCGTCCGCCCCCTGGCGCTCCTGGATGGAGCGGAAGCCCACGGAGACCTCGGGGAGCATCCCCTCCCTGACCTCCTGGAGGGCCTCCTCCCCGGCTGCCGTCCGGGCGATGCGGAACTCACCCATGGGGCCCTCGGGCGTGTCGTGGAGCCGCTCGGCCACGCCCACGGGGCGGGAGTGGTCGTGGGCCCGGAAGAGGAGGAGGGGGCGCTTGGCTCCCATGCGGTCCTTGATCGTCTTACGGAAGGCCCCGGACAGGAAGCGCTCCCCGCCTGGCACGCCCGCGTCATAGGTGGTCTCCCCGTAGGGCAGGAGGAGGGCGGACAGGATGCGCTCCTCCTCCAGGGCCTTGGCGTCACGGACCTCCAGGGTGAAGGTGCGCTCCTCGGACTGGGTGCTCATGCGGGGACCTCCTCAGTGTTCTGACTTGAGTCAGGAGCGGGCTCATCGGGCTGGGTGTTGGCCGGGGTGGGGGTGCCCAGCATCTTGGAGTCAAGGGCGGGCAGGCCCTCCAGCCTCCGCACCTCCTCCACTGTCAGCCAGCCGTCCGTCAGGCCCGCTGAGTAGTACGTCACCCGGGCCTGGGCGTCACCCCGGGACAGGCCCTCCAGGAAGAGGCGGACAGTCGTCCCGAGGGGGAACTCGGAGTCAAGGGCTGACTCGACCCGCCGCGCCCAGGGGAGGAGGGTGAACTGGGCAAAGTGCCTCATGCGGGACTCGATGTTGGCGTAGGTGCTGCCGTCCGAGGGCAGGCCCAGCATGAAGGGCTCCACCCCGAAGGCATTGGCCACGTCCATGGTGGACAGCCGTCGGGCCTCGGTGAGTTGAGCGGTCTCCGGGGGCATCTGGATGGGGACGAACTCCGTCACGGAGTTGAGCACCGCGATGTTCCGCCGCGAGGCTTCCCCGCCGTGGGAGTCCGCCCACTTGGCCTTGAGAGCCTCGGCCTGGACCTCGGTGAGGTTCGGGGCGGTCACCTTGAGGTAGCCCGCTGGGATGCCCGCCGTGAAGATCCCGGTGGAGTAGTTGCGCTGAGCCACCGCCTCGGACCAGGCGGTGAGGTGTCCGGTGATCGCACCGCGTCCCCGCCCCTCCCAGTAGGGGCCCATGCCCCTGACCTGGATCACCTCGGAGGTGGCCAGCCGCTCCCACCGCTCGGGCTGCTCGGAGACCCTCACCCAGTAGCCCGGGGTGGGGAACTTGTCCGAGGTCCGGGAGGGCAGGACCACGTTCACCAGGAGGGGGTGGATGGCGTAGAGCGGGGGGACCGGCTGCCCGTTGGCGTCCCTGACCGGCACCCACAGGAAGGCGTCCCCGAACCACAGAGCGCTGATCAGGGCCTCACTCCAGAAGGACACCGCGCTGAGTGGGTTGACACCCTCTGCCATGTAGTCGCTCACCCGGAGGTCAGGACGCGCCAGGGCGGGGTCCGTCAGCCACCGCGGTGAGGGGAGGACGGTCTCGCCCTTGACCACCTCCCAGGGCACGCCCGCCAGGGTGTCCACGATCAGGGACGTGGCCCTGGTGACCGCTGGGAAGGCGGAGCCGGGGGCCAGCACCTCATCGGCGGTGACAGGGGAGGGGGAGGTGACACCCCCCAGGAGGTGGAGGCTCGGGGCCTGGTCGGAGCCCCACCAGGACAACTCCGGGCGGTCGATCACCCAGCCGTCCGGGGTGTTGTTCACGAAGTCCCCGGACCCCGCGTTGTGAGCGGTCCTCCGCCACCAGGCCATTAGGCCCTCCCTCTCTTGCCTTGAGTCAGAAGATACCGGGGGTCACGGAGTCCCGGGTGCTGGCCATCCATGCCGCCCATGCCGCTCCTCTGGCCAGGTCAATGGGTCCGGGGGACCGGCTGCCAGAGAGCACAGGCCCCACGTCCGTCCGCACGATCACCGCCCAGCCCACCTGAGCCGCCAGGACCGCGCTGCCATCGTGCCTGATCTTCCCCTCCTGGGCCAGGCCCTGGAAGAGGTGGGTGGCCTGGCGTGTCTCCCTGACGCCCGCCAGTGACACCTCCCCGGGGAACGTCAGCGGGTCCACCAGGGCCTCCAGGGACGCCCCGAGCATGAGGACGGAGCCGGGATGCTCCTGGGCCATGGTCGTGACGTAAGTCAGAGCCGGGATGCGGTGGGAGTCCTGGCGGGCCACCAGGCGGACCACGCCCGCGTCATCGGCCCAGGCCACCACGGAGGAGAAGCCCCCGCCCCCGATGGCGTCCAGGGTGATCACCAGGGGCACACCGTCCGGGGGCTTGATCCCAGGCTCCGCCATCCCCGCCCAGTCGTCCTCCGCCACCAGGGACGCCCGGGAGGCCTTGGGCCAACGGCTCAGCCACTGGGCGATGAAGGACCCCTCCTCGGAGGTCTGCCACTGGCGGGCGATGAACTTGCGCCGCCTGTCGTCCCACCTCGGGGAGCCCTGCCGCCAGGCCTCCTGGGAGTCCGAGGGCAGAGCCGGGTCAGCGGACCACTCCACCAGGAGCGACTCCTCCGGGGCGTGGAGTTGAGCCAGGGCAACCTTGCGGCGGTCGGGGAAGAGGGTTGTGGCCTCCGGGTGAGCGGAGGAGACAAGCCAGAGTTGAGCGGACAGGCGGGTGACCATCGTGGGGGCCAGTTGGTCGTCAACCACCTCCACGGGCACGTCCCAGGCCTCGTCCACCACGGGCATGGCCAGGGAGAAGCCGTAGCCCACGGACCTCAAGGCCCGCACGATCCAGCGGGAGCCGTTGGGGTGCTCCACCATGGTCTCGCCGTTGGCCCGCCGTGCCTTCCAGCCGTACTGGTCCTCCGCCCAGGCCAGGGCGGGACGGATGATCTCCCGGGAGGTGTCCAGCCGGTTGGCGGTGTAGGCCACCACCTCCTCCGGGTTGCCGAAGAGGGCAGGCCCCTCCTCCAGCCGCCAGAGGATGATCTCCCTCAGGAGGTGGCTCTTGCCTACCTGCCTTGAGACAGTGACCAGCACCTCCTCCCAGACCAGCGCCCCGTCCGCGTCATGCTCCAGGGCTCGGAAGGCCACCAGCCTCTGCCACCAGTAGAGCGGGACTCCCGCCCGCTTCTCCGCCCACTCCGCGAACCTCGGCCCGTAGGTGTTCACCGCTCGGGGGTGAGGGGCGCTCATGATCCGAGGCACCACGTCCTGATCCCCGGGCTCAGGAAGCCCCCATGCCAGGAAGGGGGAGAGGTCCGCCGTGATCGGGACAGGCTCGGGCGTGAGGGCGAGGGACCCGGAGGTGTCGGTCTGTCTTACGTCAGGACTCTTGGAGGGAGGGAGGTTCTG